TGTTTGGTCTGAAGTAATTATCATTGGTTATTTTTAACCCTAACATTGCGGCAAAGGGAGTATCTAATCTTGCTTCGGGATCGTGGAACATAATTTCTCCACCTTCTCTTTGCACAGCTCCTGCAATTTCGCTAAGGAGAACTGTTTTCCCGCTACCACTTGGACCGAATATCTCAACCAAAATACCCCCTGGTAAACCACCTCCTCTGCAACGCCCACCTGAGATAGTGAGATTGAGAAGCGTGCTTCCTGTACTGATAACTTTTCCAAAGTTTCCATCATATTCTTCTTTTTCATCCTTTTTCACCTTTTGTACTCTCTCTGTCATTTGTTTACTCAGAGATGCAGAACGTTCTGTCCTTTCCATTATTTACATATTTCATCTATAATCTTATTTACATAGACCTCAATGAGACCTTTATTAATTAATTCCTCCCGAACTGTGTCTTTGAACATTCCAACAGTTATTCCTCTTCCTGTAGCCTTCTCCACCTTCCATTGGTAATCAAGTTTTCGGACAATTTCATAAATCAAATCACTATCCTTTTCTACCTCTCTTCTTTCGGACATCCACTTATACAGCAATTCTTTGAGAATATCTGATTTGGTTTTTCCTTTTGCAAGAGAGTAAAAAGTAATGTAATTATGAACTCTGATAGGCAGTAATGCTCCTACAAGTTTAAAATCCTCTTTCTGACTTTTAATTTTTAAAATAGGCATGACTTATTTTCCTTCTTTTTCGTCAATACATTCACCCCAAATTTCACATTTATCACAATCATCAAAAGTTTCAGTATCTACTCCAAATTTGTGTCCGAAAGTACATCTTTCATCTTCCTTTGCTTCTGAAGGTCTGCGTCTGCGCTCGGAAGCTCTACGTGATTTTTCATCTGGTTCATCTTCTGTCTTTCTGGACCTGCGAAATGACTTTGGCTTACCTTCATCCTTATCATCATCTTTTAGTTCCGGTTCACTACGTCTCCTGCGTCTTACAGGTTCTTTTTCAACTTCTGAAGTCCTTCTTCGCCTTGAAGTAGAAATTTCTTCATTTGCATCAACATCCGTTAATTCCCCTCCTGTATCATCATCTTCCAGTTCAAAGAATTTATTGGTAAGTTCTTCGTATGAAAGTACATTTAATACTTTATCCAAATCAGGCACTTCATCAAGTATTTTTTCATCGTAAGGTTCCCTGTCCTCAAATCTTATATCTCTTGCTGCAGGGAATGGTTTTCCTCTTTCACCAATTGAATCCCATTTTAAACGGATATCCAATGTTTTCCCTTCCTCTAAACTTGGAAATACTTCATTGGTATCATCCTCTTCTAATATTTCCACAAGAATATCCTGGAACATATACTGTGACATATCCCAGATATGAGGTGTTTCATCATAATCCTTCTGATCAATAGGGACTACAATATAAAGATTTCTTGGTTTAGGATACAATTCTTTTGTCTCCTCTTTGGGTGCTCCCTCTGCGAATCTTTTCTTTTGGAAATCACAAATAGGGCATTTTTTACCTATTGAAGTAGGACATATAACAGTACTCGTGTCTGTATCACTACCTACATTTCTGTGGATTTTAAACGGCCTTCTCCACCATAAATTCCCTACCATTGCCCTGTCTGCTTTGACATCTTTGCAAGGATGATTCGGGTCGGATACTATGTAAGGAAGAAAATCGAGTGAAATTTTTCTTACTCCTTCTTCCGCATTATACATTTTGATTCCTTTTGGAAGATTCAGATAAGAAGAACCGACTTTTTTTTGTCTTTGTCCATCTCTAAGGACATTTCCTTTGAAATTACTCTTGTGTCTCGTTGCCATCTTTTTTAATTTTAGTTGTGTATTTTTCCAATTTATCATTTAATGTTTGATCAATCTGATCAATTCCTGCTTTCCAGAAAATCCTGCATAAAATATAAAATACAGGAATTGACAGAATAATTAATAAAATTGTTTTCATCATTTTTGTCTGGATAATTTACTTGCTATTTTAGAATCAACTTTATTTTCTTTTATCTTACGCTGCTCAGATAAATCTCTTGCAATTTTAGGTCCGGCAAAATAAGATTGCCCATGAAGTTTTACCAAATTCTCCAGTGCTTCTTTTCTTTGATTAAATGCCTGAACTGCACTGCTTGCCATATCAGCTTCAAATTTTGCATCCAATACTTTTTGATATGCTTTTGTATATTCTTTATCAGTAAGTAAAGTACTTTGTATAGCACCTTCTGTTACTTTTGTTACTCCATAGCTATCTGGAAATTCTCTTATATTCTTATCAATTTTTGCCTTGATAATATCAAAATCCTGTTTCACCTCATCAAGATTCTTTCGTGCTTCTGCAGAATATTTAGCATATCGCATAAAAAGTGATGCCTGTTCAAGCCATTCCAAATCCAAAGAGGATTCGTCAATTTTAAGATCATTTTCGTAGTTCATTTTTCCCAAGGTATAAATTTACGTTTCAAATTTTTCAATCTTATTAACTCTTCTTCAAGCCAATCAATATAGTCTTGTATATATTCTGGATAATTACCAGTATTTCTTTTGTACTCAATGAGTAAATCTAATTTTGTCATTTTATCTGCTTTTAATACATTATACAAATTTTTTATGAGAAATCGCTTTAAATTTAAGATTATTTTTAATCAGGCATTTATTTTTTCTTTCTCTACCCATGATTTATCCACAGGACTAAGTTCCATTTCTACATCAAGAGGTACAATTATCCATTTCCATGCTTTACGTAATTCTTCACAACATATCTTTCTCACAACTTTAACAACATGGTCAAGTTCACCGGGATTGACATCAAATATTACACTATCATGTACCTGTGATATTATCTTAGTATCCCACCGCTCCTTCAGCATTATTTTATCAATTTCTATGATACACCAGAGTAAGCAATGAAAAGCAGTTCCCTGAGCCGGTGTATTTATAACTTCATTTTTAGACATTACTCCCTGACAGCGAAAACCTGTAAGCAAATCAATGTAACCATATTTTTTATATAAACTCCACCATCGTTCCTTCCACGCAGCATATTCCGGAAACCTGTTCTCCCAAAAATCCTGTTCTATTTTTTTAACGTGATTCGTAAATTTGTTAAATGAAGTAATTCCTTTTGAAATCAAATGATCGGATAAGAATAACGGTATAAAACTTCCTATTTCCACGCCTTCTCCTTTTTTCCAAATACTTTGTGGTAACTTTCCCCAACCACAAGCCATATTTTCTGCACAATTACCATAATAATCCCCATAAAATTCTGGAAATACAAAACCATTCTTTGCAGCTTGTCGTAAAACATTGTGGCAGTCTTTTTGAAACTCATCAAGTGCAAATATTTCTTTTGCCATATCAGCGTGCATATCTGATTTTGGATTGCTAACATATTTTATGAGCGTGCTGTCTTTATTATAACATGCATTTATTGACACTTCAATACTTTTGAAATCCACTTCAAGCAATTGATGCTCTGGACGTGGATAAATAGCCCCACGACAAATTTGCATTGATTCTTCATCACGTTTGGGTACATTTTGCAGGTTCGGATTTGAACTCGAAGACCTGTATGTAACAACTAAATGTAAATTAAAAAATGGGTGGATGTATCCGTTTACCTGTTCCCTGAGATATGATTCAAGATATGTGTCTCTTAATTTTTTCAGGTTTCTGATTTTAAGTAAATCATCAAGTTCGGGAATATTGAGTTGGGTTAATGTCTCTTTATCAGTAGAACCCTGACCGGACATAGTTTCCTTAAAAACTTTTACTTTTTTTATTTTGTATAAATAATTTGAAAGCTGAGGATTACTGTAAAAATTAATTTCACCTTTAACTGATTTCTGCCAGTGTTTAAAAAAATCAGAATCCTTAAATTGATTTTCAAGCCTCTCTATTTTTCTGGTCAGGTGTGCTTTTTTACTTTCAATATAATCCACATCAACTCTTATTCCCTGCTGTTCCATACGGGACAGAGCAAGAATTCCATCATGCAGTAATTGATACGCTTCGTCTGTTCTTGGATTAAAATTCATCAATTTTTTCTTCTAACAATATTAAAAATTCCTTCCATCCTTTAGGATTTATCATAATATTGAATTTGGTATCCGGAAGTTCAAACCACACATCATCCATTATTTCTTTCATCAAAGTAACATCTTCATTTTCTCTGTAATACATCAGATTAACCCACCTGTCTGTATGTCCATAGACATCCCAAAACCATTTGAATTCATTACAGGTTTTGTCAAATAAATCAAGCCATTCTCTTTTGTTCATAATTAAAAAGGTAATAATTGATTTTTCTGCTGAATAAATAATCGGTATGCATTTATTGCATCATAAGCATTGTAAGTCAGAAGTTTTGTTTTTCCTTCTTCAGTACTGACTAATTCCAAAAGCCTGTTAAGAGAATTTGAATTGTTTTTATCTACTGATTGTATGTAAGGAGTTATTTCACTGTCATAATCCACAATACCGAAATTAACATAAGTCTGGAATTTTAAACTTGTTATTCCCTGCCTGTTGTCATAAACATGACTTGCAATCATTGTATCCCATACCCAATTTTTGACTTCTGTTCTTAGCCTGACCAAAGCCCAGGCATGTTCAAATTTCAAATTATGCGCTACCTTAGCTATATGCGAATCCTCTAAAAGATTTATCAAAGGCAGCAGTTCATTCTTTGTTTTAGGCATAAGAAATGCTAAAGCATGATCTTCATCAGTTGCAATTGCACAGGATACTATTCTTTGCCCTTTAGCATGAGGTTTA